GGGGAGAGAGGGATAATGAGTACCGTAAGACTGAGGAACGCAATGGAAGGGAGAGAGGGGGTCCGGCACAACTACGAAGACTCTTAATACCCCGTCGAACGGCCTGATTAAGTAAAATATTAATTCTTAGGTTCCCTAAAATACCTAACAACGTGAAACTGTGTGGTATATGCAGCTGAAACTGCTGATGCTGTGGCCTCGCCTAAATAGCTGGCCCACCAGACTAGCCACATGTCGCCATCCTCTGGATAGTCCAGTTGGACACCAGTGCCTTGACTCTGATACTTGACAGACCGGTTAACCTTGACATAAAACATCATATTACGGTCTGCCCTACCCTCGGTGGAGTTAAAGGGACCAATGTATGACTTGGTGTGCTTCATGATGTGATACTTGTCACTGTTGATTGGTAGACATTGCATTTCCAATCCACTCAATGTTGTGTTATTGAAGTCCACTGACCGAGTGCCGTCAGTGCCACGAAACCATTCATCGTCTGGGAGTGAACCGGTGTTGACACTTAATTGTTTTGGTTTAACGACTGCGACATTGATACACATCTTGCGATCATTAAAGCCCGCCTTGTTGTTAATTTTGAAATTCAAACAGATCTTGACACCGCGGAAATTGACACTGTCCCGCGTGCGCGTGTTAAGCTCCTCTAGATTTAAATTCTTTTCCAATGCCAGAAGTCTCAGTCCGCCATACTTGGTTTTTGTACCTAGGACGATACCTTCGTCTGATAACGTACTATGCTTGGCATTTGAAACACCAACGGGTTGACCGATTGACATTCTCACGCGCTTCTTACGGCCGGCTGCGGTGGGTCGCCGGCGCTTCCCGCGTTTTCTCGACCTAAACGTATTGATAGCCATTCTCGCGTATGGGGCGAATGCACGGCCAGTGTTAAATATACGACGAGCAGTATTAAAACTACGTCCGTAACGACTTCGGCTAGCTGCACGTATGACTCTACCGGCATACGGACTGTATCTAACCAATGCCGCCATTTTGAAAATTATAGCCGAGCAATGCTAGTACGTGGGATAAGAGAGGCAGGTCAGTATTACCCTGCCTCTTTGAACTTTGACCTTTTTTTCTCATAATCTGCAAAAATGCCGAATGGTGCTCGAAATTGGTGTTTCACCCTTAACAACCCGACGCCGGCGGAGAGAGATGTCCTCGCGGGAATCTCCGTTTCGGCCTCGCCGCTTATTTCGTACCTCGTCGTGGGACGAGAGGTGGGTGATAGTGGAACTCCGCATCTGCAATGCTATGTACAATACGATCGTCAGGTGTCACTTGCACGCTGCCGCCGCTTAATCAGTGATCGTGCTCATTATGAAGTTATGCGTGGTGCGCCGATCGAGGCTTCTAACTATTGTAAGAAAGACGGTGACTTTGATGAATATGGCGAGATAGGCTCTGCCCAAGGGAAGAGAAACGACTGGGACGACTTGAAGGAATATGTGGTTGACTTAGGGACTGTGCCCTCCAACAGGCAACTTGCATGTAAATTTCCCGCGCTTTTCAGTCGCTCTACAAGACTGAGAGAGATATGTGCTGCATTTTTGCCCCCTCCCAAATTGGTGGAAGGGGAACCCCGATTTGGGTTCCAGGCTAACATCTGGGCTATGCTTCAGATACCGTGTACTGATACACGTGGTGTTTACTTCTATGTTGATGTAGAAGGCAACAAAGGTAAATCATGGATGTGTGCTTACCTCATTACTAATCTACCAGATAGGGTTCAGATTCTGTCTAGCGGTAAAAGGGATGACTTGGCTCATGTAATTGATGAAACTAAAGATATATTTGTATTCGATGTACCCCGCGGTTCAATGGAATTCCTGCAGTATGCAATCTTGGAGAAATTGAAAGACAGGATGATTTTCTCACCGAAGTACTCCTCGGTTGTGAAAGTAATTCAGAAACTTCCTCATGTGCTAGTTATGTGCAATGAGGAACCCGACTTAAGCAAGATGACACAGGACCGATTTAAAATTCGTCCTGTTAATTAATATTGGGGGAGAGAGGGATAATGAGTACCGTAAGACTGAGGAACGCAATGGAAGGGAGAGAGGGGGTCCGGCACAACTACGAAGACTCTTAATACCCCGTCGAA